CTTAATCCATTTACAACATCAACATAAGCATTATTTTGTGAGTCTTGACCAGCATTAAAGACATAGCCAACAGTATTGCCATTTTGATTTACAGAATATTGAAATCCATGTATTCTTGTAGCTATTGTTGTACTATTGGCATTTGTTAAATCAAAAACAAGTGTTCCTGTTTCTCCTGTTGCATTACCACTAGCACCACCAATTTGCATTGTTGTACCTCCAACAGAATCATAATTATATGTTGAGCTAGTAAGAGCCGCATTTTCATAAGAATAATTTGCTGTGCTTTCAGAACCACTAACATAAAATCTTACATTTAAACCTACATTATCATTCACATATTGATACCCAGCAATAATTCTGTAATTATCATAAGTTGAATTTATATATGTGCTATCTACTGTATAATCTGATGCACCAGAAGAAGAAGTTGTATTTAATAATTTTATAAAACCACCAGCACCACTAACTGTGCCAGTAAAAGCAAACGTATCTGCTAAATTTATTCCCTCTGCTTGTATCTTATCTATTGCCATATTCTATCCTTTTGGGTATTTATCCTTAACTGCTTTTATTGTTTTTTTCCATTCATCTATACCTTTATGATAAATGGTATCTAGTTGAACTTCTATTCTTGGGTACTCTTTCTCTCTTTGCATCTTATATTCATTAGCCTTGTCTACTTTATCTAACTCTGCTTTTTTATTTTTAATTTGGTCAACAGTAATTTTATTTGGATTGTTATCAAACCAAGTAATTTTATTATAATCTTCACCCACAACTTTTACTCTTGCATTTGAGTCTAAAGCTAATATTGCATCAACTATAATTGCCATTATGCACCTATTTCCATTAAAGTAATATTTGAAGTTGGAACTGCTGTTTCTTTATTATTATAGTTATAACCACCACCATTAATTATTAAAGTTGAATTGCTTAAACTACTACCAAAATGGTTAGCATATGCTTTAAAATTGTATGTAGTGGCAGAAGTTGTAGATGGAGTATCTAAAAAATGTATAGGAACTGCACAATTTGGTTTTGAATAGCCACCACTATCCCCTCTATAAACTATTGAATGTGCTGTACCTACTCCACTATTCCAGCTACTTGCATCACCTGTACCAATAACAGTTGAACCTCTTAATAATTCTATACCAAAGGTTTGAACACTTGAATTAGTTGAGGACATACTTATAAATCCTGTGAGTAATATTTTACTACTTGTTGCACTAGGTGTTATTGCAAGTGTAAAAACTTGAACTTTACTGTCAACATTAGTGTTTGAATATGAAGCATAATCATTATTATGAAGATTAACTTGTTGCAATATTTTACCACCACCAGCTTCTGCAAAACTATTATCACCTCGTAAAAATGTACTACTACTTTTTGTTCCACTTGCTGATAACTGTGCTAAACCTACACTCCCAGTTGCAGGATTTACTGTACCCACCGCTTTTCCTAAATATACACAATACATATCATCTCCAGATGCAGTTGCAGCTGTAAGTGTCAAACTTGTGCCAGATGCAGAATAAGCAAAGGTAGGTTCTTGTCTTACATTGTTAATAAATAAAGCTATATCGTTAGCACTTGTTACTGATTGTGATAGTGTATAACCTGTCGTTGCACTAACAGAAAAATCTTGTTTTACTAACGAATGAAAAGAAGTTGCTGGTTGTTGTCCTATATATGGAATAATATTCTCCTATGTACTAATTGCATCTACTACACTCACCCAAACATCTACAGAACTAGCTGTATCTGAAATAACTTTAAGTGCATCTCCTGATTGTACCACAAACTTTGCACCTCCGTCTAATACTTGTAAAGCTGACCCTGCTGGTATACTAACATCCTTAACTAAACTAATATCGTTTGAACCATCGTTAATATAACAATGAACTGTTATCGGATTAGCATTGACATTTGCCAAACTAATACCAACAACTGTATCAAAACTATTTGCAGTAAATATGGTAACAGCCGAAGTGCCTACCGCATTACTTGTAAATCTTCTAAAATTTTGTGCCATATTTCTCCTTTATAAAGCTATACTCATAGCGATAGCAAACCCAGCAGATACATCTCCGTCTGCTCCGTCTGTACCATCACTTCCCGCAGCACCAGCAGGTCCTGTCGGAATACCTAATGTTAAATTTAATTGGTCACCACTTACACTTGCTGACCCTGTAGCACTTGCTCCAGCAGATAATGTATTTGTTGTTAAAGCAACTGTACTTATCCCCTTACTTAACAAAGTTAAATCTGTACCATTTGTATTATAACCAATAACCTTATTAGCATTATTTGCGGTTGTGTCATTATATGGTACAGTTAGACTCGGAGCTGTTGAGCCTGTAACAAATTCAGGTAATTGTAATGTTCTATCAATCTTTTCTTCAAATTGCTGTAAAATCATCACAGTATTATCGAAATCTGTTTCTAATGATGCAGCTGTAAATGAAGCTCCTGTAGAATAAACACTTTCCCTTGATAATGGTTTGTTGGCGAGAATGGTTAGTTTTTGTCCTGAACTTGGAGCTGAAGAATAATTAACTGTACCTGTTCCGTCAGCTGCTATAGTTACTGTATAATGTACCGAAAGAGTTTGAGTTGTTTCTGCAAGGATTACTTTCAGTTCTGAGCCAGCATTAATCTGAAAACTAAAAGCAAAAGCAGTTTGACTTCCATTGGTGGTATATTGAACCCTGCGGTTTGTATCGTTAATGTTAAATGTTGCCATGTAATTCTCGCTTATAATATTTATACACTATATGACCTATATTATCAATCTTAATCTCCATAGAGCAACTCCAGACTTTTAAATACTTTGTTTTGATTCTGAATGTTTTTTAAATTTTCAAATGTTTCATAAAGTTCAGGAAATAATTGTGGATTATTTCTTATTTGATTAGCTGCATTTTCTCTTTTTATATCCCAAACATTTTTTAAATATGTATATTTTTGTTCATTTGTTCCGTTCTGATACTCAGTAGTTTTCATAACTCTTCGCAAAGAATTTTTAAGATTAGTATTTTCGTTATAAAGTTTATTTCTTCCATTGTCAGAAATTTGTCCATTCTCATCCATCTCTGTCCATAACATATTAAAATAATCTTTTTGGTTTTTATTAAGTTTTATACCATCAATCTCATCAACATTCCAAGTCAGAGCTAGTGACTTATCTGACGGAGATAAAGCTAGATTTAATATTTCTTTTTCCACATCATCAGGAGCTGAAGTTTGGATTCTGAAAGGAGAAAAAACAGCCTCATAACCAAAAGCGATATGTTCACTAGCTCCTATAGGTTTGTTAAACATACCTCTCTGCTCATAGTATCTATCATTATACTGTGGATTCTTTGTAAACATCTGCCTTCTCTTATCATGAAATGCCTTATAAAAAGTTCCCATTTGTTGCCTTTCATAAATTGAATAATCAAAAGTTGTATCTTCTTTTTCTGGTGATGCAGACCTTTCATAACTTCTGTAAAAACTACTTGTTGGCGGTGGTAAATCACCTAAAATAGGAACTTCATACTTATTTGCATAGGATAGTAAGGTATTACCCAAAGGCACACCTAAAGGATTTGTTATACTAAGAGTTGTTCCGATAACCTCCGCTGACTTACCGCCAAGCCATTCTACAAATGCTTCTCCTTGAGTTTTGTTATGACCCATAAATATTTTATTAAACTCAGCTACACCTTGCATAAAAGGTTGGTCACCTACATAGGTAGCCGCACTCATTGCCATCATTGTAGCCATAGCTTCTAAATCATCAGCACCTAATACAGAGGCATATTGATTGTAATCTGCTCCCATAGCTAATAAACCTGATATAGGGTCAAGCCTAGTAAAAGGTGTATACTTGTAAGAACCATCATCCTGTTTCAAACCAATAGCATAATTTGGAATATTATTATCTCTCATTAATTTTCTAACCTTATAGTCAGGATGTGGACCACCCGTAATAACTACATTATCACCATGAGAACCTGAAGCCATAGCAGCAAACTGCATTACTATAAAACTTCCTGTTGTTACTTTGGCTAATGCTTTATCAAACTCTCTGCCCTGTCCTCTACTTAAAGCATCAATTACAGGAAAAATATTAAATGAGTTATCAAAGGTTGTTTTTGCAACATTAATTGGTGTTTTAACAAAAGGTGCTAAAAAGTTTAAAACAGGTAGTCTAAACACTTTAGATATTTTTGAGGTAACAGGGTCTAATGGTTGTTGAAATGTTATTTTTTGTGCATGAGCATCCGCTCTATCTAAAAAGTCCATTGGAAAATATTTATTAGGATTTGCCATGTATTGTTTAATTAAGGCATCCCCTTGTTCTTTTGCTTGACTAATTGGAATACCACTAGCAATATCTTGAGCAATTTGTGTGTCAGCAATTCTTAATGCTTCTTCATATAAAAAATGTCGTTTTGATAAAAACTTAAAAAAAGTATCCTCTGCCGATAGAAAACGAGATGGCATCCTTGTTAAGATACCTAACATATTCATCATTGCTTCTGGACCTCTTCCTTGATTTAGTTGGTCAAAAACATCTAGCATATTATCTGTACCCTCAGTTCCTGGTATTTTTATTGCTGGTTGCCTTTTAAAATCAAATTTAGTAACTGTGTCAGCTCCTTCACCTGTAAGAATAATTTTACTAAATAATTGAAATGCTTCTCGTAAAGAATTTAAACTAGCTAATTCAGTATGTTTAGCTGCTCTAAAACTAATTCTATCATTCATATTTGGGTTAAACCCCATAGCCTTACCGACTTTTGTTCTGACATGACCTATACCACTAGCTAATACATTATCAATTTTATCTTTACCCATGTGTACAACAGTACCCAAAGAGTTAACGACATGAGTTGGAAAAGCACTTAGTAAAGAATTGTAGTAAAGTTCCATAACAACCCTATAACCCCCTTTAGTTGCATCAAACAATTTTTGGAAAAAACCCTCGTCCATTTGTTCACTTACTTTAATTAATTCATCTAGCTCAAATCTTGTGTAAAGTTTTGATACTTGGTCCATAGTAATAGCATCCATATTATCCAAAGGTAATCTAGCCAGACCCCTAAATAAATCATTAAATGACAAGTCTTGCACTTTTCTACCATGTCTAGCAAATGCAACTTTTCTTGCTGATGTACTCGTTTCCTCCGAAATAGAGCTAGTTACTTTATGCAATATTCTGCTATGTATAATCATATTTTTAAATAGAGCTTGTTTTTCTCTAAGTGTTTGTTGTCTAGGTACTAACTTATGTAATGATTGTATTTCCGCTCCTAAGTTAATTGAGTTCATAAGATTAATAACATAATGTTTTTCTGACATTTGTTTGGTTTCGTTATATCTCATTGCAGCTTTGAGAGCATCTTGAATATCCTTTGGTGTAGCATTTTCAACAATATCTTTTACACTCATTTTTTTTGAAACAACTTTTCCGTAACTTTCTTCTAAATTTTTAACTAATGCCTCTAACGAGGTAATATCTTCAGCTGCATCTTCTTTTAGCCTTCCAAGAAATTTAGAATAGTTAGATAGGTTTTCTTGACTACCCTCTTTTAAAATTATTTTTAGAGGGTCTTTAAGTGTTTTAGAAATATCTTTAGCTACACTAATATCCCCTTGTATAATTATTTCATCACCCTCTATAACAAGTTTTGATGAAGGGTCTGCGTAATATGCTTCCTCTAATTTAACAGCCTTACCAACTTGTTTTTCAGTATATGCTTTCAGAAGTTCACTAATTTTACCCATCAGGAATTTCTCCTGTGGTTATTGGCTCTGCTGTTGTTCTCTGATTTTTAATTTTAGAAGTTGCACTCGGTGAAATGCTTCCTTGGCTGTCATTGGTTTTTTCGTTAATGAGTTGTTTTGTAATTGTTTCATAATCTTCTGGTGTACTCCTTACTCCTAATTTTGTATATAAACCTTGTTCAAAGTACCATAGTACAGCTTGAGTGTCACGATTATTTAATTCTATATTATATTTCGTTTTTAATTGATTTCTTGTATCTTCTATGTACTTATCCATAAGCTGTCTTTCTTCTAATGTTCTTGGTGCATCAATCGTTTCTCTATTTCCTGTTTTTGCCTCGTTAAACATAGTTCCTCTTTTTCTATTAAAACCTCTAGTAAACCAAACATCAGGAACATTCTCATCTGAAATACCTAAAAGATTTTGCATAAATTTACTTACCTTAGGACCAAATACATCTGCACCAACAATTTCTTTATCTAAAGGTCCAGATATTTTTTTAAATCCAATTTTTTCTCTAAAAGCATTTACTTCTCTTCTTGTTGTTGGTGTATGAATAAATTTTAAAAAATCATTTAAACTTTTGTTTTTAATAAAAGCATCAATAAATTCAAGTTGGTCTTTAGATGCAGGAAACCTACCAAAACCTTTACCTGTGTCAGGATTTATATTTGGCACATTATTTGTTTTTAAAAAATTGTCAGTTACTTTTAAAGCCGCTCTAAAATCTTTACCAACATTAAATCCAGGTGACATTATAGATGTTAAAACAATAACAAAATCTTTGTTTTCTGGATTAGTTTTAAAAACAGGATTATAACTTTCAAGATTAGTCATAGCATTTTTTAATTTAATATCATACCAACCTATTCCATTTACATCTTGGTCAAGTTGATATTTTACTTCTTCAGCAGCTTGATTTACCATTTTAGAAAAATCATCTGGATTTGTTATATCTAATTTTGGTTGCTTGTCGTAATATTCAAGAATATCATTTAATTTTACCTGTGGTCCTTTAGAAGGTATTTTAAAATCATCGCTAGACATAATTTTTAATGAATCAATCTCTGTGGGAGCTTGTTTAGATACATTTGTGCTAATATCTGCTTCTTCAATAATTGATTGTGCTAATTCGCCTTTAGGATTTATTGCCGAACCAACAGATTGTTTGTCAAGTAATTCTTTTATTTCTTTTTCCAATTTTTGTGTGTTTTCATTTATTGTTGTTGAATCACCTTTTTTAATTGATTTTATAACAGTAGATATTGTTGGTATTAAAGCCTCAATAGGTAAATCAGCTAAAACATTTTTTAACCTTCCTTCAAATTCACTATCATCAGGATTTGTCATTAACTGTTGTAATACAGGAAAATCTTCTGGGTCTGCTCCCATTGCAATAATTGCGTCAGCTAGATTCTCGTCTGTTGCTTCATAAGCTGTAAATGTTGATGCAAGACTTCTTAGGGCATCTTGACCAAATGTTCCAAGTTTTGCAGTTTGAGAACCAAGTTTACCTATAGCTAAAAGTTTACCTAAACCTAAAAACGAACCAAAAAATTTAGATGCTTCATATCCAAAATTGTTAAAGGTATATTCAGGGTCATACTTAACAGCCTCTCTTGCTTGTTGCATAAACACAGAATCATCAGGTAAAACTAAATCTAGTGGATTTACTATTCCTCCTTTAAATAAACCTTTACCAATACCTTCTACAAATTCACCTGTTGCCTTTAAATCTTTTTTTGTTTGTTCATTTAGTTTTAATCGTTCAAGAATTCCATCTACACCATCTCTAACTTCATCATCAAATGTATCTAAAAAAGATTTTTCTTTAACTGTAACATATCCATCTTTTATGGTTGGTGTCAGAACTCCCCCCTTTTGTTTTAATTCTATCTCATCAATTATGATGTCAAACATATCAATATCTTTATTCATTACCAGACTCCAGCTGTTTAATTCTTTGTCTTACTTTTTCAATAATATTTGTAAATGTGGTTGAGGTTAATCCTGTTTCTTTTTTACTCTTTATTATCCTAGATAATCGCATATTGAACTGTACATATTTTTTCTCAAAATCTTTATAAAATTCTAAATTATCAACAATATTCATATCATCAGCAAGAATTCCAGCATCACGCAAAATACTTGATTTACCTGCTATATCAGAAATTACAGATTCAGCTGCTTTAGTTGCCTGTTCCTCTAACTGACTTTTAGTAATAAATTGAGGTAATCCTTTGATTACTTGTTTATAGGCTGTATCAGGGTCAAAAGGTTCTTGTTTTAATTTTGCTTGTTTTGCTAATTGCCTCATACCAGCTTCAACTGTTTGTTGTCTTGCTAACTTTTCTTGTTCTCTTTCTTTTATATGAACTATTTGTGAATAATCAATGGCAAACTCAGGATACAATTTATGTAATTTAGGGTCTGAAACAACCATTTCTTTAAAATCTTTTATTTCTGTCATTTGTATATCTAATGCTTTTTTACTATATTCTTTCCATTGGTCTGATGTAAGGTCCGCTAAATTATCTTTAATATCAGTAAACTCAAGAGTGCCATTATCTACCTTTTTATCTAAAAACTTCTTTAATGTTTGGTCAACATTAATATTAAAACCAGCATTTATATCGGCTATGTTTTCCTCATATTCTACAGCTGCATCTCTATCAATAATTTTAAGTTTTTGTATAGTGCTAGTAATATCATTTGGAACATCCATACCAGGTTCAAATTGATTAAAAAATCTATTAAGTTTTTGTTCTATTTTATCTTTACTCAAAGTTATAAGTGTTGCTGTTTGTTTACTTTGAATAGAGTTTTCAGCATTAATTTCAGAAAGTTTATTATTTATTTTATCAACATAATTACTTTTTGTGCTAGGTGATAACATACTGTATAAAGTTTTCATATAAGGGTTTGTCTGCTTAGTATCAATTAAAGTGTTTAAATCCAAACCTTGCTCCTGATAAAATTCAACCATACCTCTTATAATTGATTCATCAATTCTTTCTTCACCATTTTTAATATATTCGTATTTGTCGTTTACATCTAAATTACTATTCATAATTTGTGTTTTAAAACGATTCTTTAATTCTGTTAATTTTGTAACGATTGTACTAGGTGGTTCATTTCTTATAAAAGTTTTTAAAACAACAGGGATAGTATCTATCTCTTGTTCAGTATTTAAAATTAATTTAAGTTGTTCATTTTGTTTTTGTTTTTTTATTACATCTGCTGCATAACTAGAATAATAAGAATTAGTTAGTTGTGATAATCTTGCCTTTGTATTTATGCCTGTTTGTGCATCAATCTGTTTTAATTTAGATGTGTACCCAATAGTAATTGCATCTAACCCATCAGCAACCTGTTCTATGGGTAAATTATTTATCTCTGCATTTGACATATAAGTTTGGTATTCTTTTGATGCCTCAATTTCTATTTCACTTTGTAGAGCTTGAAATGCTGCTTTACGAGCTGCCTTGCCTTTAGCACCATAACCAAGACGATTTGTTATGTTTTGACCTTCCTCCATTTGTTCTAATTCTTTTAGTGTAATAGGATTAGTAGCTCCATAAATTTCTCCTTCTTCTACTGCTCTGGTTTGCATTTCCTTAAAAAAGAAATTGGTCATTTGATTTAGATTTTGTGACAATACGGACATTCCAGATTGTGCCTGGTTAAATACACCCATCTCTGCCTCTGACGATGGAGAGTAGCGAGGACCGAGAAATTGTCTTTGTAATGTTTTTCTTGTTGCCATTATATACCTGGTATCATGTTAGTTGAACTTTTCATAAATGGTGCTACACCACTTAAACTCCCTAATCCTGTTGTTCCAGCAGCTGTACTTCCAACTGCTAGATTACCCATGACAGGAGTTGTTGTCATAGCCGACCTACCCATTCCAAATTTATTACCTAAATCAAGTGAAAGATTTGGTGTTAAAGCACTAAACGCACCAGATAAACCAACCTGTAATGCTGCCATACCCAGACCACCAAGTGCTTGACTTTTAGCTTGGGTTTGTGCCATCTGTCCTCTGTACTCTAAATAACGAGCTTCCCTATCCGCTTTTTCAACAGCTAATAAAGCCTCTTCTTCTTGAACATTTACATCTAAAGCAGCTGGTCTTAAAATCTGTTGTTTACTTACAGTATCAACAGAACCAACAAAAGGATTTACTGCACTTGCATAACCACCAGCTATATTACTAGCTAAAGCAATCTTTGCTCGTCTTAATATTTCATTGGCTTTTTCTTTAGCACTTACCGCTTCTACTCTTCCCTCTAATCTTCTATTTCTTGCTTGAGCTTCATAGGCTTGTCTTTGTATCTTACCACCAGCAACAGTTGCCTGATATTGTCGGTAAGCTAAAAATAAACCAAGTCCACCAAATACTGCTGAAGCACTCATTGACTACCACTCACATTGTATTCTAAACCAAGTAATGTAAAAAACAAAGGCTTAGTCTGGGTTATTTCTAATTGTACTTCGCTACTATATCCAAGTATTGGAGTGACTCTTTTACGACCAGAAAAAATAGTTTCGGCTGAATCAAGAGTATAAGGAAACTGTTTTAAGGGAACTTCCTTGCCATTGATAGCAATGTTCTGAGTTTGAAATAAAATAGGACTAGCATCCACAATTCTTTTCTTTCTACCAACCATAGTTCCAGAAGGGAGTTTAGGTTCAGCTGGTAAAGTTCTAGCAACCACATCATAATGCAAACCTATCTCTACATAGGTAGTTGGTATTTGGTCAATAGTTACTTGCCCAGACGAAACAGTTTTCGTACCCAAGAATATGTCATCTCTAATAACTTCCACAGTTTTTCCTTCAAGGTGCGTAAGACCTGTAACTGTTGTTGAGGTAGGCTTATTCCCATCATCAGACCCATCAAAAAGCTGAAAAGAGCAATCAGTAGTTCTATCGTCATCTAAAATCTCCACATAGTGTTTTGTTGCTGAGTTAATTGTTCTTTTTACAATAACATAAATATCATTAATATCTACACTACAATCTTCAAAAGTACCGTCAGTTATAAATTCACTAGGTGCAACAACTTTCTGTGTTCTGTGTATAGAATAGGCTGCCATCGTTCCGTCTTGCCCATTGACAATAATTAACAAATCTCCATCATCGGTGGAGGTTGCTCTACGAAATGTCATCTTAACAGGAGTTTTTAATAGGTGGCTAGATAATAAAGATATGTTGTTTGATTGATAAGATAATTCAACATCACTAAATAAAAATTCTCGTAAGGCTTTGCCTGACCTTTGTAAAAATATAGTACCACCTTCAGCAGCTACAGGCATAAGATTTTCTTTTGACCCAGATTTAGTTGCAGCTTTGATTGTTAAATTACCTGGTGTAATTGGTTGACCTTCTGCCTGTTGAACAAAAAACTCGTTACCTGTTGTAAATATTTGTAAATCCCTTCCGCTTCTCAATCCTGTTATTGCGTTTACAGCATCCGAAGAAAGTATGGCAAAGATTGCGTCATCATCTAACCCTTCGGACTCCTGGAAATTAAAAAAATCTCCAACCTTGCTGCCAAATAATGCAGAGGGTAGACTCTTTGCACCACCAAAATATAAACGACCCTCATGGAATGTACCTGACCTTGGGTAACCTTTAGTAGCTGACCAAACATCCTCATAACCTGTTTCTAATTCCCAATTTCCATTAGCTACTGCACTCGTATTAAAGAAGGGTACTTCAACATTTACTTTTACACTTGTTGCAGAAACAAATTCAATTATTCTTGCTCTTCCAAAACCATTAGTAACATTGAGATATTGATTAACATGACTTGAACTAAATACACTTGCAGAGGCAGTTATTGTTGCTGTTCCGTCAATGGATGATGGTGTAATTGTTCCAGATGGATTTGTTGTGGAAAGTGTAAACCCAAATTGTGGTGAAGTTAAAGATATAGTTGATGCTGTCCAAGTTTGATTATTTGCACCTCTTACAATCTTGATAGGTGCTAAATCCTCATTCATTAAAATTAAAGTGTCAGCGGATTGTGTAAATGTTAATTTATCAAAAGATATATTACCCAAGGAAACTGTTAAATAATTATTTCCGCTTGAATTTATATTTGTAATAAGTTGACCATTACTAAAAACAAACATCCTAGCATTGTTGGTTGAGCTTGATGATACTTTGACAAATACCAACATAAATGAGTCAGTAGTAGAAAATTCAAAAGGTATTAATCTTATACCTTGCTGAGCAGTAATACCTGAACCTAAATGACTTGAAACATCTAATAAAAATTGTGTACCTGGTCTGCGTTCTATAGCTCCTTGAGGAATACATACAATGTTTGTCGCTTTCTCAAGTGCATTTTGATATTGTTGAATATCAACCCTACCTTTTACTAATGGGTCAAACTCACCCATTGTGAATGACGATTGATACTGAACAATCCTAGACATTAGTTTCTAACCTCAGTTAACAGATACTGAGCAATAACAGGTGGTGTTTCTCCAGCACCATCAATGTTAATAGCTGTTCTGAAATAACCTCCTCTGTTGTTGTCAGCTGCTGTACCTAATGCAATTTGTTTGTAATATGCACCTTTCTCTGTTTGGTCTGTTATTGGTTCGGCTAAGTTCCAAGCTAACATATATACAAGTAATTGTGTAAAGTAACTCGGTAGTTTACCTTCAACAACATCCTGTTGATAATCAACAAAAATTTTATCTCTGTCCGTTAATAATGTTTCGCCTTGTACTTCCCATTCACCATTTATTTTTGGTGAGCCTCGGTCACCACTTGCATAAACCGCTCTCGGAACACTATTAAGCATATCAGGGGGGAGGGCATATTGATATAAAAAATGTGCTGTTGGTGCGGTGGATAACCGAGAAAGCTCAGCCTTTTTTAAAGAAAAACTCCAAGGATACATACCTAGAGTTGTAGCTTTAACCTTTGGAAAAATTATAGAACACGCATTACCTACTGCTGTTCCGTTTGTGAAATTTGATATTGTATCAGCACCAAGCAACAATAGAGCTTGATTTGCTATACTTACTTGAGTGTCACCTGCTGCCATAAAAATCCTTTAAAGTAGGGAGGGAAAAACCCTCCCCACAGTTTATAGTTTAGTCTGAGTCAGCAACACTTAATGCTGTTCCGTCACTAACATCTACTACACCACTAGCATTGCTTAATACAACAACTAGGGAAGCTGTAGGTGTGTTAGAGTCATGAACATAAATTAAATCACCGACTTTTACTTCATCCGATACTGAATTGAAGTAAGCAGCTGTATTCATCGTGGCTAAGCTGTCAGTTGTGGTATAGCTCCACATTTGTGGTGCAGTACCTCTTTTACTCATGCCGCCGATTGGATTCCAGCCATCTCTTGAAAATGCCATAATTTACCTCCTACGACTCTCTACAAGTTACTTTAATAAGACCAGCTGTGTCAATCGCAACAGCACCAGCAGAATACATAGCACTCACTAGGAATGATGTTTTCTCAGGCACATAGTTGACCTCAACTTTTGGTGGGATACCCACACCGCAACCGATGGCTGAACGATGATAGAAGAAAGTATTTCTATCGCTGGAACCATCAATAGCTAGCCCGCCTTCATCTCTCGTGCCTACAATGTGAAACTGAAAACCCATCATGGTATTCAATTCACCAGCAACTAGAGCTTTGATGTTTTGGAAATCTCCAGAGATTGCTCTTTCATCGCCAAGAAGACCTGCAAGATTGTTCGCATGAATAACTGCGTGTCTATCCTGCGGAGGAACATTAGCAGCATCCATAGCTTTTTTAGCTGCGATGATTTTACCAATGTTCAAATCTGAAGCTGCCGCTGAACCTGAAGTTACTACTGTGTTGGCAATAGTCGCTCCTGGAGAAGCCGCTTCCATAACATCAATTATTATTTGGTCCTCGCGTCTGGCAATGGCTTTACCCACTACTTGTGCAAGTTCCTGTCTTTCGTCAAAATTAACCTTCGCTTGGTCAAAAATGTCCGAATATTCAGCCGCAATGTAGTTCTCCATCGTAGCTGTTACTGTTGAGAATGAAGTGTTTAAAGGAACAACATCTGTCTGTGGTGTTCTAATCTGTGCAGTACCCTTACCAATTTTAGGGAATTTTACAGTTGAACCCTCAACATTTGTACGCATCCTAACACTATCTCTTAATACTGCATCACCTTGATAAGCCTGTTTTACTTCAGCCTCAAACAAAGTAATAAATGCAGATGATAGTCCTGTACTCATTGTGTACTCCTTGTTAAAGTTATTATAAAACTAATCGCCTATCGGTTATTGAAAAAATTCAGCCTTGGCTACAAGATTACGCTCTTGCAACGACTCATTTCTGAGCAGCCAAACTCGCCCTGAATAGGGTTGTGAGTTAATATTATATTTATAACTCTTTTTTTATAAAAATTCAAATTTATTTTTTTGCTCTATTATAAGAACGAGATACAATTTTTAGATTTGATGAATTATTGTTTTTAGGGTTTCCATCTTTATGGTCAATATCTTTATTATCACCTTTCTTTACAAGACCTTTTTTCATAAGTAATCTTCTATTTTTGTTTCTCATAACTCTGTTTTGTATATCACTTTTAGAAGATTGAAATTTTTTGTACTCATCCTTATATTTTCTCATAATTTATAACTTTCCAGCTCTCTCTAATTCTTCTAAATCTCTCTCAACTTGTTTTCTAAATGCTACATCATCTCTATAACGAGGGTCAGCGACTCTAGACAGAACCTCGTCTTTAGCTAAACCACCATCAGAAACATTGACAGTAGGTATTTCTCTCTCACCCATCAATCCTCTAAATTTATTTAACAATCGTTGACCAGAGGCTGTGCCACCCCATATCTCAAGTTCACTATAATCTTGTTCCGATAATACACCTTTAGAAACTAAACCCCTTCCCCATTTAATATTAGAGCTTACAATGTTGTCTGCATTCTCACCAAGTTTTTCTTTTTCTTCTTTAATATGGATTGTTTCTTGTTCTTGTTGTTCAACACCCATTTCTCCTATTTTAGATACTATTTGGTCAAAAGCAGTTTGTGAAATATTATTTTCTTTTGCCCAATCCTTAAATGTATCTAATACAGGGTCACCTTCAGTAAAACCAAGTTCTTTTGATTTATCTAAAGAATACTCTTTCGGTGCTTTAAAATCTCCATTATGAAATTTTTTTTCAAGTTCACCATAGGCTTTAGCCAAACCTTCTACATCAGGTCCATCCTTTTCATCCCAAAATTTTTCTGGAAAAGTATCTGGTTTAACAAACTCAAGATTTTCTAAATCCTCACCCTCAAGAACTTCTTCTTGTTTTCCTGTTGACATACCATCATCAGATACCTCTTTAGTATCTTCCTGTGGTTGTGACATTAATCCTTTATCTTCTACAGGTTGTTGTTCTTCCTGTTGATTTTCTTGTTCAGTATTTTCATTTTCGTTCATAAGTTGCCCTCTTCATTTTAATTATTATTTCTCTTATTATAGTGTTCTGACCATCTCTAAAATATCCAAAACTTGAATCATACCCAGGAGTCCATGTCGGTGTATCCAGATATGTTTTTTTAAGATGTATCAGTAATTTTTTCCCATCGTTAGATGAAAAAACTCGTTGATATAGTTTATCTAATTCTGTTGGTTCTATAGTTTGATTAGGATTAGGTGTTGCATCTAAACCCTCCCAACCAGGACTATTTATGTTTTGTGTTTCTTGATTTGTTGCTTTCATTTTTTTTTGCCCTCTTATAAATTTTTGAATCGTATCCCCCATAGTTATAATTCATTATTGTTCCTCTTGCGGTGGTGGTGGTTGTGCTTGTTGTTGCTGAGCCATCATCTGAGCTTGTTCTGCCATGACCTGTTGCATCTGCATCCTCTCTTCCATAGTCGTTCTAATGTTTGCTGGAATACCCATAGCATCCGCCACAAAGTCAGCAACCTCCTCAAGTTTTACTGTCATCTGACCTGTCGGTCCTAACTGACTAGCTATCTGTGCGTACTGCATAACTTGGTTAACTTTAGCCATATTTGTTGCCATAGCAATTTCACCTATTGGTTGTATCTTAACTTGCAGACCATTTACTTTCAATGGTAACTGAATAATACCTAAAGTATCCATAACCTCTAATGTTCTTCTGACAACAGGATACATTGTTTCATTTATTAATCTACCATAGGCTGCACCAAGGTTCTGCGAAAGTTCTTTCATTCTTTGTGATACTTCTAAGGCTGTTCTCGCTGACATATTGTCAGGTGGTAATGATTCATCCAACATAATTTTTTTAATATTCATTCTTAAATCATTCGCAACAATCTGTGATAACTGTGGGTCACCACTTCTCGGTAATGGTTGTAAGTCAGCTCCTCTAGGACCACCATTAGAATTTACAGGAATGATTGCACCAGGAACAAGATTTATAGAACCTGGATTAATTACACCAGAATCAACAGCAGTATACACTCCTGCAATAGTGAGTGAAGCATTTTTTAGAGTTAATTCTAAAACTCTGTTCAATGTTTTTATATCTGGTAACGCAGTTAGAACAGGTCCTCTACCATATCTTTCGTTAGCTGCTTTCATGTAACGAGCTACGACCCAAGGAAAAGATTTTAATCGTCTATAAACTAACTCATTCTTTCCGCTATGGTCAACAATCTGATAATGATAATCTCCTGTTTCTTTGTCGTAATATGTTCCCTCAATAAGTTTTACTGTTTCGTTTTCTCTACCTTGAAAACTGTTTTTCATATCTTGCGGTATTTTTATATCAGGAAACTCTTGGTCAAGAACACCAAAAGGCTTTCGCATTTGTCTATATACTTTATCTACTGTTCCGAATGGTCCTTCCTCAAAGGTAACTAGGAAAGTCGGTACAGCAGTATATCGTATAGGTGTTACCTCATCACCTGGTTGGATAAGCATAATTGCACTACCTATGGCAAGCTCTAATAAAAATTCTCCCATCGCCTGGTCAAAATTAGATTGTCGCATAACATCAAACATTTTGTTTTGATAACTATCTAATACTTGCTGTGTTTCTATTTGTCTTTCTTCTGGTATTTCAGAACCAGGAACTAAACGACACCATTGCGTAGCTGGAGGAAACAATCCTGATTGCATTTTATTTGCAAATTTTTGTGTGGAATCTATGGCTGTTGAATCAAACACCCTTGACATTTTATCTTGCCCTGGAGTATCGGATTCATAGTATCCATCGTAGAGATTCCTCATTGGCAGGGCATATCTGTAGGCATCTTCGTAAATAGACCTCCAATTATCCTTGTGACTATTTGTAAGCTCGTATTTTTTTTTTAATTGTTCTGGTCTAAGTTTTGCCATTATTTTCCAACTTCTTTCATAGCAATTTTATGTGACTCTGTAAACGACATCCCTCTTTTCATTAACATTCTCATTGTTCTCATGTGCTTTTTTGTATGATGAATTTTGTGTTTTTTAAGTGTTTTTTCTTGTCTTTTTGTAATAGTCATGTTGTCCTCTTATTTTTATTGGCAAAGTTACGAGCTGACTCTACACTTCTAAATCCCCAAGCTCTAAGAGCTAAAGCCTTTCTAGTCGGAGTACCATCAGGATTTTTCATTGGTCCTTTCATTCCAGCAAACCGAGCTGCAAAACTTACTCGTCTAGGATTCGTTCCTGTTTTTACAGGTGGCTTTAAATTTGACCCTTCTTTTCTTTTAAAAAAATCTCTGCCTTTTTGTGTTAGACCACCTCTAGGATTTTTATGTTCTTTTCTCATAATTATTCATTATAAGTTTTTTATGCTTTACCTTTTTTAGCAAATTTCATTTTAGATTCGTTTACAGACATTTTCATCTTACCACCTGTTAGTTTGGCAAAGGCTTTAGCCTGGTCTAATCCAGATTTATTATAACTAAATGATTTGCTTTTCATACCATCTTTAGTTTTATACATTACCTGCGGCATCTTCTTCTCTCCTTTTTTTTGGATTTCTAATATATTTTTTCATTAAGCTCTCGGATTACGACTTGGACCTAATGTGCTTTGGCTATCCTCCTCTGGTGTTCTACCAATGAAAGCGGTCATCAAACCTTGAGAACCTCTTCTCACTCGTTTACGAGCAGCAATTTCTCTTGATTCTCTTGCCTTTGTTTCTTCAGCTAACTTCTCTCTTCTAGCAATAGCATCAAGCTCGGCTTGGCTAGGACCAGGTGGAGGAGCTGGTGCTTTTGGTGTTGAAAATATACCACCCATATTTTACTCCTTTTCTTTTGTTTTAAACAAACGACTCATAATATAAAAGTCAGATTTGTCTGGACCATACTCTCGTAATAATCCTTCCTCAGTAAAGTAACACTTTTTTGCCCACTTGTATGCTAGACAATTTTGTCTATTAACATTTATCTGTAATCTGTGTATATTTAATTTCTCTGCAACATACTCAAAAAATTTTAAACTTGATTTATGAAATACAAATTTATTTTTAGTAAGGTTAGAACAAGGCACTAACCATGCCTCATATACTCCTTCCCATAAAGGTATAACTCCAAAACAACAAACAATATCTCGGTGACACATTCCAGAAAAAGATAACCCCTCCACAGGATATGTTTTGATGCGGTCATCATAATCTATAAAACTATTAATTAAATCATTATCAGCTTTTCTAATATCCATAATTTTTAAATGTGTATAATGAAAAGGCACAACTCTATTAGTAATTCCATCTAAACCAAAAATAGCATTTAAATCGTTATAACTAACTTTCATTTATTCATTTTCCTAATGTTGCGAATATGAGTAATAATCATACAGATGCAAAGAAAGTATAAGGTCTTATGGTCATTGATGTAAGTAAATAACACCCACCAAAATTGCGAGAATAAACCAAAATATCCAGAATATTTCCAACCATTACCATACAAATAGATAGAGGCTATAGCTGTAAATGTAGCAACAAACTCAACAAACAAATTAAACACCACACATACCTTCATCACAGATAGTTTTAAAACCATCAAACATATCTAACTGACCATCATCTTCTAATGCTTTGTCTAATGGTTTAAAACTTTTATGTAAGTAAAACTCATCAAAATCTTTTACTGTTTTTGTTAATCTAATTTCTTTGTCCATTTTAACTGCCTTTGCAAATAACTCAGGGTCATTTTCTTGAATATCTTTCCAAAATGATTGGCTATGAAATGGACAAAAATAACAAGCTGACCTTGGAGGTGCTGGATAATTATTATCTTTCATCCACATAATACAATCTTGCCTTGACATGGCAAAATCATTGATTAATGGATATTGATTATTAATGTAACTAAGTTTATTTATTCTCATTCTACGCATTTCATCAGTTGATATTCCAAGTAATTGCTCAACCTTAACTTTCTTAAAATCTACTCTTTCACCTTTTTGATAACCTAAAAGATGTCTGATTTTTTTAATTATAGGTGCTACTTTATAATCTGCTGTACATTGTCTTTTCATCATTGATTTTTCTTGTGTTTTTGAGTTTTTAGCAAAAAAGGGTATTGTATATTTGTGGTATTTACCTTGAACTGCATCTAATACATCTTTTTCTAAATTTCTCCAAGTAACTATATGCACAGGATAACTTACTGTTTTTTTTATAAACTTTAACCATTCATATACTTTTGGAGGTTCTGCTTGAGTATCAGCAAAGATAGCACAATCAACCATAGGTATTTCACCTTTATGTATCATTAATGCTAATGTACTTGATTGAACTCCTGCTCCTAATGATAATACTCTTAATGTTTTCATTTCAATGGGTCAAAATCTATTTTAGCAACAAGCGGTTTTAATTGTTGTCGGTTACCTTTTGTCATTCGCCTATGTTCTCCTCCTCCAAGTAAACAATATCCAGCAGCATCACCAATATGCGAATGTTCATTTTTATTCGGTGTATCTCTAAATCGTTCTTGACCAGCTCCAATAGCAACTCGTTTAAAATGATAACCACCGCTTAACGATTTTCTTAATCTTACACATTTTCTATCTACCCTAAATCCTGGCTTGTTATCTATGAGCCTAGACATCGGCATTGCTAATGCTTCTCGTCTGGTTCTAAAATCATTTGTCGCAGTAGGTTTGGCAAAGAGTCCATGTACATTTTTTAAATGGTCAAAACTCGTATTCTCAAATATCTGGTCGCGTTGCATACCAGCTGGGTCACCCCAGATTGATAATTCATGTTTCGGAAAATATCTATTTATATCCTCTTTTAGTAAAGTACAGAATCGTTCTAATCCCATATCAAAAGTTACAAGTTCATGTAAAACATTCCATACACCCTTCGGAGTTCTCTGGGCAAATACAGCAGCTGGTGTTAATCCAAAGTCAAGTCCTATCTGTATCGGTTCACCATCTAATATTTGACAATCATCAACCATACTCGCATCGTCATACTCACTCCATACAGGTTTGCCTTCTTGAACATAAGTAAATTTACCTTCAGCATAACACCGAATCCAATCAAGATTCTTACCACCCAACAGCTGCTCGTAATATCCAACAGGTAAGTTATTTAAATTTTCTGCTTTATCATTTGTTTTCCACCACTTACCAGCTGCAAATACATAGCCTTGAGCTTCAGGCATTTCATCAGGTACATCCTTCGCCTCAAAAACTCCAGGCGGTTGGCGAAAAAATTTCCAGGCAAAACGACCTTTCGGTGGTTCTTTTTCGGATAATCTATAAATCCAATGGTCATCATCGCATGGGTTAGTATCAAGTATAACACCTCTCCAAGTAGGACCACCATCCTCCTTAACAGGATACCTGCCCACCCTATGAGTCAAACCATCCACTATTGATTTTGGTAACTCCCTCGCCTCGTTTATCCATCCTCCTGTAACTTCTAAAGATAATAACTTGCGGACATCCTTGGGCTGGTCTAAAGCTAAAAAAATTACTTCCAAGTCTATACCAGCTGCTCCTTCTCTACTCGGTAATTTTATGTGGTGCGTGATTGGTGGAGAATGGCGAACAGCTCCGTAGATATGTTCAGGAAACAATTCTAACCAAGTTTTTAAAGTTGTGGTTTTTAACATAGGATACGAGTTCCTAACAATAACAAACCGAGAATATTTTATGCCATCTCTTTTGCTTGGTTTTTGTTGTATAGCTCGTTTAAAAATTTCTGCACAACACGCATAGGATTTACCAGAACCGACAGGACCAACCATACCTCTGACAAAACTATCATCATTCAAAAATTTCCAGACAGTTGGTGATTTACTAAAATCAAGTTTGAGTCCTGGAATATTACTTGTCATTCTTTTTTCTTAATCTTTCTTTTTGTTCAATACATTTTTTTAAACGCATCTGTAAATAATGAACTTCCTTTTGTTTCTCATTTAACATTTTTTCAAGTGTCATTGTTTTCTCCAGGTCCAACCATTTTAATATCAATAACCGCTGGTTTATCACCCTCAGTTTCGGTATCTAATAGTCCAGCACTCTTGGCAAGTAATTGTAAAACACGCACCTTATCAACCATCTCAATATCAAGAGTACCATCTTTTAGTATCCTAATTCTCTTAATGGCTGATAATGCGTGTTCAGGTATATCCTTCACATCCTTGACCTTGGCTAAACCATTATCCCATGTAACAACATCCGAGATATTAGCTGTACCAATATTTATTAATTCACTAGCTAACGCATCACGATTTTTATAAATAACTTCACTACCCTTAATCTTTCTTTTGATTTGTCGGACACTAGCAAAGTTGTCAAGGCGAGGAAGGACTCTTTTAGTCATTAGAACGGAACATCATCGTTAAATTGATTATTCTGTCTAGGTTGTGGTGAAGGTGCTGATGTAGGACCATCCTTTTGTGGTAACAACATAACCTTCATAATTAGACTTCCGTCTTTGCTTTTCGTCTGTATTGGCAAAGAATTAAATATAACATCCCAGCCTCCTAACTTATTCTGAAAAGCCTTACCGACATTATGCCAATAAGTTTTACCATCTTTACCTTCTAAAGGTACGACAGCATTTAATCTATCAACCATAAAAACTCCTTTGTAAAAGTTGAAAAATATTTTTGTGGCATCCCCCCTATACGCATAGACCCCCTCCCCCCCTAGGTACACCACTTGGCACTTCGCCTTTTTTATTTTTGCGAGGTAGGATTACTGCGTATTCTTTGCTTTGCATTTCTAGACTTGACTCTAGGTTTGCTAAATTAATCAAACTTCAATCTCCTTTTGGGTCGCATTGCTTTTGCCAAGTCCTTCATAACTTCTTTAACTGTGGTAGGCTCTGGCTTTAAACAAGCTAGTATGTATGATATAGGAAACACAGGTGGTTTCTTTTTCTTTCTCAGTATATTCTCAATCTTAGTTAGTAGTGCTGATGTTGCATCCTGATGTTTAATGAGTTCTGTCATCTGCCTCCAATCTCTCCTATCTGGTTGGAATGTTGTTTGGTAGATTTTTAAATGTATGTTCTGGAACTTCTTCATCATTTCCATTTCATTTAATTTATTCTCTTTAATAGTATTTCTATTATTATTATTTAAGTCTAGTTCATTGAGTCTAGTTTTAGTTGCGGTAGGCTCAACTTTTGTGTTGAGCTGAGAACAACTTCTTTGTGTTTTCTTATCTGGTTTCATAGCAACTCGTATTGTATCGTCCTGTTCTATTTGTTGCAACTCCTCATCGTTAATTAATGCTCTGGAATGTACTTCCTTATCGTTCATTAATGGGTCATAAAGTATTCTATAAACACTTGATTTATGTTTTACATTTTTATACAGCGGAGAACCTTTTCTGAGTCGTTTAATATAACCCCATTCAATTAGAGATTTTATAGCTCTGGATACACTTGATTTATCTCTCATGACTTGATTACCGATGTATTGATATGTTGGAAAGCAGACTCCTGTATAATTATTTGCACAGCTGCATAACACAGATAATACCAGGTATTTAATTGGTGACTTGGCGATGCGTTTATCATTCAAAGCTCTTCTTGGTACAACAGTAAATGGTCCTCCAGAATATACACTCTGTATATTATTCTTACCATTATCCAGAATCTTCTTCCGTATTTTGTCCTTGTAGTCTGTATCCATTCTTAACAAATTGTTCATTGCACTTTAGTTCTAATGTTATTCTGTTTCCTGTCACAACAAAAGGTTCATCACTCCAGAATATCTTATTACACCAATCACATTTAAGCCTATGCGGTCCGCTTTTCTTTTTCATTTTTCATGGATAGTCTGACATGACAATCAATATGTTCGTTAATTAATGCCTGAAGAACATTCGCATAGGTCAAGTTAGTCAGTTCTTTTTTAATATACATTCGCTGTATGTCACCTAGTTTCATATCATTATTCAGACAAAATAAAAGAAACTCTACAGCTTCCTTTGCGAGTAATCTATGCGTTTCACTATTTCTGTTCAGTATCACTTGGTATATCCCCAGCTGAATATTCTACCTCTTGACGATTATCTACCTCCTCATGAGCTTCTATTTCCTTTTTAACTATATCCTGGTAGCGACATAGATACCACATTGCCTTGCGTAAATCTCTATCCTCTTCTTTTTTGCGTGAGAGTGGGTCAAGATGTTTGTGTTTGTAAGAAAAACGATAAGTATATTTGTAATGTGAACCCAGAAGGTAAGCCTTGAATCCTTCATAGCCAAGTCTATCTCGTATGTAATCTATGCACTCAATAGTTCCTTGTTTGTAATGGTCAGGATTAATTAATTCTATATTGTATTTAGGGTCAGCCATTATACCTCCTTTATCGTTATATCATAAATAGCTTCGGTTAGTTTTTTTTTTATTCTATACACAGAAGTTTTTACTCCCTTTACATCCTCAATAATCTTATTACCATTTTCGTAGTACATAAAATCAGCAATGTATGTGCATATCTTTTTCCCACAAACTTCAATAGGAAACTTTGGTTGTAATACTAAATCACTAATTCTTTTTTGTTCTCTTAAAAATTTCAATTCTTTGTATCGCATAGCCTCTTTCTTTGAGGCAAAGGTAATACCATCAACCTCAGTTCTAATCGCTTTGTATTTTGTCATCGTTCACTCGGTCTTTATATCGCCTTCCAGCATATAATAAATTTAAATGTTCTTCCCATTTTAGGCATACCCATCCGTAATAACCCTTTGGTTTATGATGTTTGGCTATCCAATCGTCAACTAATTCCTGTGCGTTTTTACAAGTATTAGTATCACCTACATAATAATGATTAGCTGGTGGAGGGTAGTTAGAAAAAACCATAATCCAAATTGCAAATTTAACAAACACTACAAACCAAACAATCTTCTGAATGCACCGTGGTCCTGTAAACCCTCCTCACAATAATGTTCAACAAGTCTACCCATAGGAACTCTTTTATTTTTAGATTCTTTCTTTAATCTGTCGTAAACTCTCTCATCAATTCTAATAAATAAACCTTTCATAATCATCCTTTCTGTGCCTACCTATGGCTAGTTATGGGGAAGGATACCAATAAATATAGGTAGGCATTTGACAATATATCAGAAATATATATACTGTATAGTAGGCAATTATGCCTATAACAAAGGAAGGTAAATAATGTATATTAAAGATTTAATTAACAACTTTGAAACACTTAACAAAACCCACAAATTTATTTTATCTGCTGGCATTAATCTAAAACATTTAGGAGTTTCTGGATATGTGCATGAACCAGAAATTTTGAGTGTTAGTAACGACATTGATGAGTTTGGTAATGTATATGTTGAATTTTTGTTTAAAAATACACCAGAAAATAAGCAAGCATTTGAAGAGCTTCAAGGATACACCCATGCCATGATGCCTATTGATGATGATTTTTATTCAGAAGTTATTTTGGAGAAGAGGTAGTTATAATGATAGTAGCATACATCAGATTAAGTAATGACCAATCAGATATTGATAGGCAAAAGTTTATTATAAATGATTACATAAATCGTAATAACATTACAGACGATGTTCAGTTTGTTGAGGAGATAGGTACTTCAGGTGGAGTGCCTATCCTTGACAGACCGAAACTAGGTTCTGTTCTCAAAACTGCACCAAAAGGCACAACGATTCTAACTGCTGACTTGTCTAGGTTAGGTCGTCTAGACTATGACATGATGAAGTTTAGAGATAATAAAAATTTTAATTTAGTGGTGTGTAATAATCCAGAGATAACTAAAGATAAAAATAGAATTATGTTTGGTGTCAATGCTATTATGGATGACCAATACAGAAGAGATTTATCTGCCAAGCAAAAAGAAAAATGTTTAGAAATGAAAACTTCTATTGCTGAAAAAGGTTATTACATTACTAAATCCACAAATCGTAAGATGACGAAACTCGGTGTGCATAACTCTATGGATAAAGCAAGAGCAAAAGCAACAGAAGCTCTGAAACAAAAAGCAATAAATAATTTATCCAAAGTTCAGATTCATCTTAACGATGCAAAGAATCATTCCAGGTCTTTACTTGGTATGGCTAATTATTTAAATGTTCGTAACATAAAAACTGCCAGAGGTTGTAGTTGGAGTGCCTCCACAGTTAAGAGAGCTTTAGATAGAATATCAACACTTCACTAGGAGAAATAATGGAAACATTAATTATTGGTCTTGTCTTTAACTTGTACTCTTGGAGCAATGCAGACTTCTTTGTGCAAAAGAAAAACAATGAAAGACAATATACTTGCGTATGGGTTGATAAAGGTTGGTCAAAGGCTGACCCAAAAAACCCATCGCTTAATGTATTCGGCTATACGAAATATAAACAACAATGTGTAACAAAGGAGAAAGAATGAGAAATAAAATATTAAAACATCTCAAAGATTATCTGGAGGTAATACCTTCAATACTTTTAATAACAATATTTATGGTCATGGCATATATGTTTTTGCTTGTAACTTGTGCCTCTGATGATGAATGTTATAACCTTCATATGAACCCAATACAGGAAGTGCCTTATGTCAGCAATAATGAATAAATTTAGTCATGATGGATTTGAAATTGGAGCTTCTAAAATCGGTGTTATTGTCCTTGGTAAAAACAATTTCTATGTCAGAGAATATCTTCGCTACCAATTTAGAAGGATTCAGTTAGGTGAGATTGAACAAATGGATTCTACATCAGCTCCCAATGCAGCAAAGAGAGGTCAATATCTTGAACCTGGATTGAGAGAATGGGTATCCGATGAGCTTGATGAGTTATGTTCTCAACAAGAAGGAAGGATGTCCTGTAATCTTCATATACCTAAAGAAGGTTTTCATAAAAAAAAATATAAGATGGCAGCTTCTCTGGATGGTATTCTTGAAATCAAGGGTGGTGTTCTTCCGTTCTACGATAGGTTAGAGGATAAGATGGTAAACCTAGAAGGATTCGGAGTCTGTGAAATAAAGACTCAAGGATATAATAAAGATGCACCAACCTACGAGAACATACTACAAGTTCAAGCTCAGATGTTTTGTTCTGGTTATAAATGGGCAATCATAGGTAAGCTCGGTCCTAATCTTAAATTTGATATGTATGTCTACGAGTCTGATAAGGAGATTCAGGATACTATTGTTCAAGCGGTAAAAGATTTCTGGAAAAGAGTTGAGGATGATATTCCCTATGATGATGATAGTGAACCAGAAAAAACTTTCGTTGATTGGACTAATCACAGAAAGAGTAATGAGGTAATGAATTATATTACTGACTTTGATAACTGCGATAAAGAAATTAAGGAACAAAAGCTATTAAAAGAGAATGCCAGAGAAAAGATTATTGGTACTCTTAAATCTGAAAATGTTTCTTACATTACAATCAATGATAGAAAGGTGGCACTAGATACTATCGTTAGAAAGGCTACTCCAGAAAAGATAGTTCCAGCAAAACCAGAATCTCAATATGAAAAATTAACAGTAAAGGAAATCAAAGATGAATAAAATGAAAGATATGATGAATAAAATCCAAGAGTTAAATCAGACTCAAGGAATAACTCAAAAAGGTGGTAAAAAATATACGCAAGTTCAAGACAGAGTTGATGTCTTTAGAAAGTATTGCGAATTTAATTATGGTATAGAAACTTCTATGGTTATTGATGATGGTACGCGAATAGTTTTTAAAGCTGTAATCAAAGACCTTGAAGGTACTATAATTGGATGTGGATATGCCGAAGAAATTAGAGGACAGGGTTATGTTAATAAATTCTCTCCTGTTGAAAACTGTGAAACGAGTGCAATCGGTAGAGCTTTATCTAGTTGTGGACTAAGTGGTGGTGAATATGCCTCATCCTTGGAGATGGACATAGCTAAAAAGAAAAAAAAAGCCACAGAGAAAGCCACCAAGTCGCAAAACGCAGGTAAGATGAGTGGCAGTACCAAAGACTTAAAAGAGGCTATACAACAAGCTAATATCCCTGAATGGACACTATCGTTTCCTGGTGGTAAGAAAAAAACATACGAAACACCAAATGACCTTATTGATGATATTGATTCAATGTTAGATAAGATATTTGAAAGCGATAAGAAAAGACCAGATGAAAAAATACAATACATTAAAGATTTTTTTGAGTTAAATGATACTCGGATTGCTTATCTTAGAAAAATAAATAATGACGATACTTTTAGTAACATAGACGAAAAAATTAGGAGGTTTGAAGATGAAAACTAAATCGTTAAAAGAAAGTGTATTTGACTTTATAATATCCTACTCTAGCAGTAATGGATTCCCACCAACTCAAGCAGAGATTGCTGATGCACTTGGACATAATACTCGTTCAGCAGTAATACAAGCCTTAACAAAATTAGAGGTTGATAAAAAGATAACGAGAATCAAAGGTTCATCAAGGTCAATCAGAATACTTTAGGGTACGCATTGCCTGATTCCATGTGATGAGGGCAATGTCTTTTTTTTTAAACTCAGAAATTTTAACTCTTGCTGTAACATTTACTTTTGTTTTGACAGGCATAAATATAACTGATTTTTCTGGGATAGCTACTAATCCGATAACATCACATTCTTTTCTGGTAAGTGCAATTTTTTTCTTAGCTCCCTTTGATGTAGTAAACATATAAACATTTTTTCTACGAGTATCAGGAACTGTTCTGGCTTTAACTTGTACTCGTATTAATCTACTATTGTAATGAGCAGCTAAATCAAATCCGTTAATGTGTGCAATCTCATTGGGAATACCTATCTCCTCTAATCGTAAACAACAGATTAACTCCCCAATCCTACCGACAGTAAGCTCAGACATTTTAGATTACCAATCCCTTGGCATATCCTTTCTCTTTACTGTAAGTTAATACTTCTTTTCTATTTTCTCCAGAGGTTAGACTTACATGAACCCACCCTGAGTTCATATCTCCTGGTGTGTAACATTCCAGAATACATTGGTCAAAATCAAAATGGTTGATTATCATTTCCGCAAGGTTGAGAGTTGACATTCCAAGAGCTTCTATATCCACAGCCTCTCCCTTACAATGTTGTGAGTTTGCATTTGAACCTATTGCCTCACATAATTTAGCGGACCTGTAACCTGAAGTAACAATTATTGGTTTGTCAATTTTTTCTCGCAAGGGTTCAAGTATCTGACTACATAAGAAAGTAAGTTTAGGTATAACTTCTTCTGGAGGTGTATTATCAATACCCATACGAGCAGCTGTCTGTGACTTTGTAAACTCTGAAAGTTTGAAATGTTTTGATAGTTGCATTTTACTTCTTCATGTTTTCTCTAGCTACACCCTTAACTTTTTCATATCCTCTAATTCCAGACATTCCTAAAAGTGCAACTGTTAAACTTATAAGTTCACCTGTGTCCACAAAATTAGGCATATTTATTTCTGGTGCGAACAAATGTGTAAACCAAGTTAGAATTGGTAATATAAAAAAATTAACAAATAATCCAATCGCACATACCCACATGATAGCTGGTCTTGCACCAGCCACAAACATACTTGGATGTTTAGCTGCTTCCGTATTTGCTTTGGCTTGTTCTTTTGCTAGAGCATTTGCGTGTTTTTCAGACATCGTAGCTATGTCATGAGCTAGTCTATTCTTCTGGTCTTTATCTTCTATAAACTTATCTAGTAACGAGGTCACAGGACCTATTAAAGCAGTTAACATTCTACCTCCTTAATGTAGACTCTCACCCTCTATGGCAATCATGTCTGTATTTAACATTATATTTAAGTGTTCTGCAAGTTTATTTGCATCGTTCATATCCTTGCATCCAAAGAATCTAATACATACTGTTGGCGGTTGTTTACGATTTTTTTTCTTTTCTATCTCAACAGTAAATGTATAGAAGTCTGTCATTTTACTCTCATCAAATAATAAAATTCTATTAGTAATATTGTAACCGCTAATCCTACAGAACCAAGTATTATTAAAGTATTTCTAATTCTTTTTTTTCTGGCTATCTGTTCTTTAATTCTTTGTTTATTTAAAGCTCGTTGATGAGCAATTTCTTTTTGTAACTGTTCCCACTTATTTAAACCATCATCAACATACAATAAAAAAATTTCTCTGAGTTCTGCTCGTTTTTTTTCTATCTCTTGTTTACGGATAAAAGCAGCGATAGCATCCTGTTCAACTCCTGTAAACTTACCGAGGAAACCTGTGTTACCTTTTCTTGATGAGTGTGTTTCTAAATGAGCTTCATTACTCGCCCACTTCATTATAGGTGAAGCCAGTTCATGCAATTCTTTTCCTGCTTTAATACCTCTTTCAACTAAGGATATACCTGTCTTGATTGCAGCAAAAGCGGTTAATGGGTCAATGAGAGCCATCGTTATAACTTCATAAACACAGAGATAAGAGCTACGAGAACAGCAACTGTGTTAGCCATCATGATTGTTTCAACTCTCTTCATCCTAGATTTTAAGTCGGCAATATTATCATGAATATTGCGATACCTCTCAGAACAAACTTCCTCATGCTTACTTATTCTCATCTCATTCTTATCCGCTTTAGTTGTCATTACTTTTTACCTAACAAATCCTTATCTGCTTTTCTAGCTCCACCCTTACCAGATACAAAAGATTTTACCCTGCCCATTGCCCAGGCATGAGCTGAAGTTTTTGGTCTACTGCCGCTACTATAATAAGCACCCAACCCTCTACGATAAACTTTATCTAAGGTTGATTTTCCAAATCTTCCTGAACCTAGTATGCTAGAATATTTACTCATGTTTTTTTCCTCAATTTTTTTAAATCAGCTCCTGTAATTTTGTTTCTTGGTTTTGCAACCGCAGCTAACTTCTTTTGTTTTGGACTATATTTACTAAATGGCATTATCCTTTACTCCTTTGTTTTGATATTTTATCCATCATTGCTGGTGTTAGTTTACCTTGCCTATAAAGTCTGGCAGTTCTTTTTATTTCCTCTTCCCTCGCCTTTGGGTTCTTAGCTCCAGATACATACTTCTTTGGAACACCGCCCTTAGTTTTAGGAACAGGATTAAACTTTCTCATTAAACTCCGCATTACTTTTTTTTCTTTTCTTTTTTCTTTTTTCCGTAAGCCATTACTTTTCCTTTCTATATCCCCAACGATTCTCAGAGTTATCCCATATACCCTTCATAGTTTTAGGTATAGATACAAACCAATTATTGAATCGTATGATATGTTTGGTTAATTGCATTATTTAGGTTTCTCTGGCATAGTTACAGCTTTAGCTTTATCAACTGTATCTACATCCTTAGTTACATCTCGTAACTTTTGTCTATAGGTTTTCCAATCAGCAGACATAGTTAAATCTGACATTCCCATCCAATCACATTCAGCTAAAAGATTTGTTCTTTCTTCACGAATACT